GTCCAGCACGGCCTGGACCCCCGGGGGCAAACGCAGAACGCGGTCGAAAATGCTCCCGATAAGCCGGAGGTTCGGGTTATTGACGTAGACGTACTGGAAATACGGCACCCCTAGGCGCGAGTCCCGGAACCACTCGCCACGGAAAAAGGCAAAGAGATTCGAGAGCTTCCAAGCGGTTACCTGAGCCGTATCGTTACGGATTACGAGGTTGCCCGAGGAGATGTCGAAATCTCCGGTAGAAGTCTGGGCAAAGGCGCTCACGATACCCTAGAGTTTAGGGTCGGTAAGAAGAGGGGTGCGGATTAGCGGCGGGGGTCTTTTCGCCTAGTTTTCGTACGCCCTCTAGGATCAGCCGCGCCATAGCGCGCGCATCCTCGATGGTCAGGTCCATTTCGTAGCCCGAATGGACGCCGTCTTCGTCGGCCGTGCTGGCCAAAAACGACACGGTCAACGGCCGGTCGGGGTCCTGGCTATTACGGACGGTGAGAAGGGTTTTCTCGGATGTTCCTTTTTGCATTTTATCCTGATTTTACAAGGGTTGAGCCCGTAGGCACTATTCCAGACGTTGCGGCGGCGCAAGCCGCTACAACCGCGGCAGATTGCGAGGCCGTAAACCCGGCGGCTACAGTCAACGCGCCGGCGCCCAGCGCCGTGGCTACGGTCTGCAACAGAACGGTATTAGCGTCGACCTTACTGGCCAGGGCGACGAAATCCGTGAGCGGCGTGCCGGCGGGGCCGCCGAGTTCAATATTCGCGGCCGTCAAACGTATTTGCGCCGTAGCCCCATCCTTGCCGATGATTAGCGATCCGGGCTCCGCTGCGGGGCTTGCTAGCGTCTTCGCCGTCGGGGCGAACATCGGGATGGCAAAAGGGCTGTCGGACGTGTGGACGCCCATAAAGCCCGGCGCTTGCGGTGTGCCGTCCCCGGCCAGCCACGTGTCGGCGGAAAGGTCGCTAAATACGAGTAGGACCGAGTCGCCGACGGCCACGGGGAGCCAGATCATAAATCCCCCGCCGCGCAGGCACCCCAGGGGCACGCCCGACAGCGAAGCGGCGTCTTCCTCAATGGCGTCCCCGAGGTCCGTGAAGAGGAGGTTATTCGTGGCGATCTGCACGTCGACCGTCTGCGCAGCGGCGTTGACCGCGGTGACGGTGGCGGGCATGACCTTGCGAATGTCGTGCTTCAGCGCGTCGCCGAACGTCTTGAAAATCTCGGGGAGGGAACGTTCGATGGGCATCAGGTTACACCGTGCGCACGCATAGCCGCCGCAATGGCCTCGTGTTCGGCCGCTGTTCCGTTCTCCGTCAACGATTTATCGTGACCGCACTGGCTACACGTTTTCATGTTAGAACCGGGAGGCGTCCATGTGAGCGTACCACTCTTTTTCTCGCGTGCCCCCTTGAAAGCGTATCTTTTCTATGCGAAAACCTCCGGTTACAAACAACGTGTCCAATTTCAACAAAACGCCCGGGTTCAACCCCGGGATCAACAACGTGGTCAGGCTAACAGCGCCTTGAGAATCGACGGATGGGGAGCCGACTAGGCCGGACCTGTCATTTATTTCTATGGCCTCCACAGTTGTCAGTGCTTGCCCGATGTTCAAAAGTTGCAGATTGCCGTCAACGATACTCCACTCCAGGCCCGCCGAGCGACAAATGTCTGTCATCCTTTGGGCAGCGTTACCCACGATAGCCCCGCCATTTACGGCTGTCAAGGGCAAAGGCTTCCCGGCTAACGCCTGGTTTAGGTTACCGACGCCGACGCCCATTGCCGTAGCGATAGCCTGGAACGCCGTAGCGATAGGCACCCGCGCGCCCATGGTGCGGTAAAGATTCCCCGTGGCGCTGCCGGGCTGCGCTTTACGGGTCGTCCGCACCCCCGTAGGCCGGGCGATCGTGTCGGTCGATTCGATGTGCGTGACGTAATCCGCCTGCTCGCGCGTGGTCCAGCCCGAGCGGCACTCGGCGAAATAGAGCTGCGACGTGCCGCCCTCGTAACCCGCCTCGAGCTTTACCGTGAGCGCGTGCTTGCCTGATACTCTTTGTCGAGACTCCGGCGAGAGGTTGAACACTTCGATCTTCGCGGTGTTCGGCTCGGCGGCTTTGAGGGACTTTTCGATCAGGAACTCTACGTCCAAACCCGCGATGCCCCCGGTGTCGAAGCCCCCGGAGTTTTTTTCGTTGAAGCGCGCCTTGACGTCTAGAGCGGGATCGTTGGGGAACCCGATCGTGAGCGTCAAGGACCGGCCGTAAAGCTTGACCGCCTTGTTTACGAACCCGGGGGCGGGCACTAGTCGCTACCCGCCGGCAGACCCAGGAACGGGTTACGCCAAGGCTCCAAACCCGAGAAAATCAAATCGTCTTCCTCGATGTAAAACATCTCACACCGAAGGTTATTACCGAGCTCTCCCACCTTCGGCGGACTATCGTTAGACGGGTCGAAGGACGCCACCACGAACTCGCCAGGCGGTGTCGCGAAACCTTTCAAAAGCGGATAGTTCGCGACTAGCTTTATACCCTGCGCGTAATTCGTGGCGCCGTCGGCCGACTCGATGGTCAGGTAATAGCACTGCTCGCGAGTGTTGAACCGGAACGTCAGCAAGTAGGCCACGCCGTCCAGCGTGGTCGTCTGGCTCCAGAATAGCCGGGCGCCGGTGTCGTCGGTGGGTACAATGAGGGTAGCCATTAGTTCCCGAAGATGTTCGCGGAAGGGGCGCCCAGGCCAACGGCGGCCCGGTGGGCGGTGCTTTCCTTAGGCCCGTCAGGAACCTTCGGAGCTTGATTGCCCAGGTCCTTTTTAGGCGCAGCCTGGGGAATCGTAGGCAGCGGGGCGTCGGTAATCGAGGAGCTGACGATGCGGATTTCCTTCAGGTCGATCTCGAAGTTCGCCGACGTGCCTGTCCCCGCGTCGCGACGCATTTGCACGCGCTCGACGACCATACTGAAATACGTAGCGCGCGGAGTGACCACGGTCAGGATTTGCGCCGTGTCCCGCAACCGCGTTAGTGTTTCGTACGCGTCTGCAACGAAGTCGTGCTCTGAGTCGAATTGTAGTACATTGACCGTGATACTCGACGGGAAGCCTTTCTGCAGCCCGACGAATTGCAGGCCCTTGTCGAGGAGCGCCGACGTACCGCCCTCAAGCAAGCTGCCGCTGCCCGGGGCGTCGAGCTGCAAGGTCATCGGCAGGATAAGGCCGCTGTTCGTAACGATCGGGGAGTTCGACACGAAGCACACGAGCTGCAAGCGGTCCGGGTTCGGCCGCACGTGGTCGACAATCGCCGCACCCTGCTCGACCGTGTGGCTCGTAACCTCGGCCGAACGCTCGTGCTCCTCGGAAAGGACGACGTCGAAGTGCAATTGTGCAACAGCCAAATCCTGCGGAGAAAACGGATCACCCCACTCGAAGTAAGCGCTCTTCACCGGCTCGCGATACGAGACGTCCATCTACTGCCCCGTGATTGGCTGGCCGACGCCGACGGCGTTGTACGCGTCGCGGTGTCGGGTGACGACGTCTTTCACGGCTTTCTTGGTGGCCTGTCCCGCGTGTTGCCCCGCTTCCCGAGGATTAGACACACCCGAGATATTGTTCGTGATCGTAACGCTAGGGATGATGAGCGTGTCCGGCGCCATGTTGCTGACGCCAGGCGGCTGAGGACCATAATCGTTGCCAGGCGCTGCACCAGCCCTGGCGGGCTCCGGCTTACGCCCCAGCTTGTCCGCTACGTCAAGGACGTTCTTGTAATCCTCTAGGCGCTTGTTCCTCCCCGCGATCAGGCCCAGGTCCTTCTGATACTCTTCCTGAGTAATGCCGGGTCCTAGACCGATCGTGTGGAGCAAGTCCTTGAAAGCCAGCGGAATACGCCGCAACCCGAAGATCACGGAGTCGATGCCCGCTACAATGTACGTCGATATGGCCAAGCCGAAGCTCACAATATTGGGGAGCGTCTTTATGAACGCCTTGCCGATATCTTCGACGATCGGCTTGAGCGCTTGCCCTACTGGCTTGAGCGCTTCCCACACATCTCCCAGGGCCGACGCTAGTTCCTTCGCCGTATCGGCCGCGGTCCCGAAGCCGTAGAAGTGATCAAGGAAGTCGCCAATAACGCTCTTGCCGCCTTTGAGGAACGTGTACAGGTCGTCGATTGCCAGGTACAGCCCTACCAGCGCCGCGGTCACCAGCATAATCATCGGGTATTTCACAAACGCCGTCAGCCAGTCCCGGACGGACATGCTGCCGATCTTGAACAGCTTGAACAGCCGATACAGAGCAAAGAACAGCGTCCCGCCGGCGAGCGTCGCCAACGCTGTCCGGAAAAAGTACGTGTGCTTG